AGCTTCCTTATAAGATTCAACGAGTACAGCACCAATGATTCCACCAAGAAGTAGATCACGTGCCTTGACCTTAGCAAAAGCTGGAGTTGCCAATAGACTCAGCACTACAGCACCAATAATAATCTTTTTCATTTTAAGTTTCCTTTTCATAAGACCATTATATCATAGTTTGAATTAATGTTAACTGGCAAAAAGCTCTTCTTTAGCAATAATATAACTTTTTACTAACTTAGATCTTACAATATCTTCCTTAGTAAACTCAATACAATCAAATAGATTCATGTGCTTAAGAATTTTCATGAAGTTCAATAGCCCATTTCTCTCGGAATCTTTAAGTAGATCTGTTTGTTTAAAGTCTCCAGAGAAGATAATTTTGCAGTTATCTCCAATACGAGTGATGACTGAATCTAATTCTTGATATGTCATGTTTTGCATCTCATCAACAACTACGATACAGTCGCTAAATGTAGTGCCACGAATAAATGATGTGGTCTGAAAATCTACAATGCCTTTAGTCTTCAGAATCTCATACGCATCACCACGACCAAAGAGTTCGTTGCATATGGAATAATAGGGAGCTTCGTATACCTTAGCTTTGTCTTTAGCTGAACCAGGTAAGAATCCCATATCTCTTGTAGGTACTACAGAACGCAAGATGATGACCTTATTTTGATCGCCATGGCCTTCCATAACTTCTAGTAATGACAGATATAAAGAGATGAATGATTTGCCTGTACCTGCAGATCCGTGCAGTAGTAGATTTTTATCTTTAGAAAACGATTCGAATGTCTTAGTTTGATTGTGTGTGAGAGGTTGTATATGTTTTATATAAAGTCCTTTAGGTTCTACCACGTGTCCTTGTCTTGTGGCTTGTCTTTTTTGTTTTCTACTAGATCTTAATTCTACTACTGACATGCAAGTTATCCTTACAAATTTAAGTGAATCACCCAAACATGATAAACTATACTAGAGAGCCTCCAATCTTGGCCTTGATCTTATTGACCGCGGCACGAGTTTTGGTCTCTCTAATTCCTTTAGAACCGTATGTTTCTGCTAGTGGTGATGTAGGATTGGCATGAGCAATCCTTGAAATCATCTCTTTCATACCAGAATCTGCTTTAACACGATCACCAGTACCACCTATAAGATTACAGGATACGGGGACTTTTTCTATATTAGGATTATTTTGGAGGAAAATTTCTGATTGTGAGATACCCATCAGGTCATCCCATTGTTCGCCAGTATCATTGTTTCTAAATGTATAGGTAGGCATCAGTGCTCCTGTTCATGATATATTTATAAATTAGTCCGCCTGACGAGTGAGAAAAGTCTTTCTAATTTTCTTAGGATTAAAATATTCTGCTACTACGCTTATAGCGTCATTAATATCATAGTTCTTGCAAGAGAAGATATCAATATAACCTTCTCCGGTATTATCGTTGAAGTGTGCTATAATATTAGATGTTTCAATAAGCTGGATTACAGTCCATCCAGCCAAATGATATTCATTATGGCCAAAATGCATAACCTGTGGTTCGCCATATGGAACCATTTCAATACGCTTTACTAATTCTTTGATCCAAGCAGTAAGAATTTTTGGATTAGTAATAGCATCTAATTCGCACCCTCCACAATCGAGAAGGAGATGATAGCCCCAGTGATTCATAGTGATCTCCGATCTAAAGACTTATTTATCTCTAGAATTCTTCATCTTCTAGACTTATAAGATCATCTAGATCTCGTGTTTTTAGAGCACGAGCAATCCGTTTTTCTTTGCGATTTTGTCGATAATCATCAATATCAATGCCATATTCTTCATCATCATAATATTCTTCAGCATAGTTACGACGGGTCTTAGACATTACGCATATTGTTCCTGCTTAAATTGTTGGATTTCATCTTCGGTAAAGTTGTGCTTCTTTTTTAGGTGCGCGGTTAACGGCCCGGGCATGTAGTATTGACTTCCACGGGATGAAATGCATCCAAAAGGGCAAGCACGTTCCAAGTCTTCATTTCTAGCTCCTGAACCTGTAGCCTTCTTAGGTTCGGCCACAACAGTATTTATTTTAAGTGCATCTTGAGGTTCTGGTAGAAGTCCCGGGAATGTACGATATACTAGATCATACGTGATTCCAGGATATGGAGACTTTTTATCCTTTATCGCCAAAACAAGCTTAGCATCCTGTTTATCAAGACCTTCAATGAATTGTACAAATATTGTTTCACGCTTCATAGCAGTTAGATTAGGATTGCCACCCTTAATGAATAGATACATACGCCTGAAATCTGTATAGTAGCTAGACTCTTGATCTAGAAAATCTGTTGGCTTATAAGGTGGATCGCCTTCAGGTAGATCAAACACAATATTAGGATCAAACAGATACTTCAGAGACATAACTAGTACAGTATTATCAGCGCATGTAGCCAATGAATTTTGTCTATCCATTTCATTAGGAAGATCTGAAATCTTTTTCAGAATCTCTGCAACACCTAAACGTCTAGTCATTAATAATTCCTCATATTAGAAGTCGTTGATAGCATCAGTTAGTCCCTTTAGCTTATTGGTAACAAAATAATTAAACAATTGGCTACGATCTTTATTAGCTTGAAGATCGTATTCATTCATAATATTCTTTTCAATTTCTTTTGGAATATAATCAAAGTTGATCATTTGTTCGTTGCGCTTAAATCCGCGTAGCATATCCTGCGTACAGAACTCTATAGGATTAGCTGTTAACCATGCTTCTAGCTTCTTAGAGGAAATTGGCTTCTGCCGAGTACCTGTTACTAAGCAGTCGTCTGCACTTAGGAAGTTAGGTACTCCGTCACCGGTATCACCACGAATGATGTGCTCCTTAAGAAAGTTGTCAGGATTCTTACACACAATAAACTTCTTTAGGACTGGAGAGTATTGCTTTACATTAGGATATTGCTGAAGCTGTTGGAAATCCTTGTCACCAGATAGGATTAGGACTTTCTCAAAGCTATTAGTGCGATTCTTGATCAAGGTTGCAATGACATCATCGGCTTCGGCATTCTCAATATGAATGACTCTATAGGGGAAATGTGTCTTAAGCTCATCACGGATCTTATTGAGAGATTCAAAGATAAGGTTCCAATTAAGCTCAGATGCATCGCGATCACGCTTACGATTTGCCTTATAGAATGCAAATACGTCTTTACGCCAAGACCGCTTGCCATCGGCAGCAATAACGAACTCACCATATTCATGTGAGAACTTTACCTTATTAGCGCGAAGTGAGTTAAGTACCATATGCCTAAGAAGATTTTCATCTACATCAGCATTGGTGTGATTGCCCAGCTGAGCCATTAGAGTCGCAATCATAACTTGCGATAGATCGATAATAATCATGTTATAGGTTCCAAAGTTTATTCATGATATAATTATATCTTATTTTGGATTAATGTAAACTGTTAATCTTCAAAATCATTGCCAAAAATCATATCATCTTCTGAGTAGTCTACATTAGTTTCTGCATATTCTTGAATTTCATGATGAATACCTTTAGACTTAAGAAGCAATGATTTAATAGCTTCTACAACAAAAATGCAATCTTTAATACAATCATCACTGCTGACATCAAATCCATGAAGAGAAGCACGATTGAAAATGGGCGCTGCAAGTTCTAACGACACCATTTCAAAGAACAGGTTTTTGATTTTGCCCACAGATAATGTTAGTTCTTCTTCTGTAGTCGGGATTTCTAAACCATCACTTCTTTGTGGGAATTTGATTATGTTATCTGGCAGTTCTACAGTATTTTCAGCCATTATAGATCCTTACTAGAATTATATCTTCGTTGATCCGACCATTAGGAATTGATGAAGCTGTCTTGATTCCCATAAACATCTTATTAAAAGCTAACTTACCATTAGTAAGAACCGATGGAAGTATGTCTTCAGGCTTTCTTAGAGTCTTAGACATAGACTTCTCAGTGTCATAATTAGTAATGGTAGTGCCTTTTACAGATAATCCAGATGCATCAGCAGCAACATAAACCCCTAACTTCTTATATTTACAATTAAATACAATTAGAGTTTGCGCTTTAATGATTCTTGTTGGATCAACAGAAGCAATTTTATATGGTCCGCTTTCCTTTAGATACTTCATCTTAGATATAAGTTGGTCTGCAGACTTTTCTTTTGGCTTACGTGTCTTACGTATAGATTTGCTGACCTGAGTAATAGACTCGGCATCAGAGATGATAGCACTCACAAATTCTAGATACCGCCGTACCTGCATCTTAGTCAGGCGTGAATAGCCTTCTTTCAACTGGTCATCTTTACCAGCAATGGCTTCTTGCAATTCGTTGCGAAGTGCTTCATAGTAACTTGCAATCTTAGAAGCATGAATAGCTTTAACATCATTCTTCTTCATATAATCATATGGCTTAAAATCAGAAGTATACCCATTTGTAAAGAATTCATCGAGGGCTTCTTCCATGTCACCAATGATGCTAGAAGTCCTTTCTTTGATTCTATCAGCAATAGAAACAAATTCTTTCGTTTGCACTAATTCACTCTTTTTGCTAATTAGTGCAAACGTAAGTGTTTCTAGAATCTTTGCGTGAGCCCAATCAATAGTGACATATGGAATATCAGCACCATTGTTTACCATTCGAGCAATAGCTCCAGCAGTTGAGTTGGTTCTATATTCTGGAGCAGTTTTATATGCAGAAATTTGTTGTGAAGCATATCTATCAGAATTTTTCATGAATTCAATAATCCATGGAATCATCTGCTTATTATCGCAAGAATAAGCATACCAATTATAAGCTTTCTGAATATCTAATTGAGTTTTGATTGATTCGGGTGCTGGTTCTGGCCCGATGAACTTATCACCTCCAGCTAAAAGCTTAGCACGTTTGGCAGCTTTTCTATCTTCTTTAATTTTAATATTATGGGCCATTTAACTTTCCATAGTCTACAAACGTTATACTTATTATATAACATCACTCAATTATTGTAAACATATTATTTTGATACGATCTTGCTGCCGTCATATGAGAAATTAAAGTCATAGATCTTACAATCAGTTCCGTTGGTTATGGCTTTTGAGACGGCTTCTCTTTTCTCCGGAGTAACATAAAATAAGAAGAAGCCACCTCCCCCGGCACCAAGCAGTTTGCCCCCAAGAGAGCCAGCATCATATGCTCTTGTATAGATGTCATCAAAGTATGTTTCTGAAATTTCTTTGACGAGGGACTTTTTGTCCATCCAGGCATCATGTAAGAGTCTTCCGAAGTTGTCATGATCTCCGGCTTTGAGCATTCTTCTACCTTCAAAGGCTTTGTCTCTTCCTTTTTTAATAAGGTTGAACTTGTCAATTTGCCCGACTGAAGCCTGCTGCTTCTGGAGGATAGCGTTGGCACTACGGCCGCGACCAGAATACACAAGAAGAAGATTGCTGGCAAGACCAGGAGCATCAATATCAGTAAGTGGTTCGGCATTTACGGTTCCATCACAGTTAAAGGTGAACATGTTAAAGCCACCATAAGCAGCGGCATATTGATCTTGCTTACCAACAGGATAATTACATCTAATCATTTCTACTTCACAAGCAAGTTCAGCTAATTCCATTTTAGTTAGTCTTTTGCCTTGCATCTTAGCAAGTGCTTTAATTAGACCTACAGTAAAAGAAGACGATGACCCAAGGCCAGATCCTCTAGAAAGAATATCACTAATAGAAGCAATAGTAAGTTCTTTTGATAGGCCAAAGTGCTTTAGAGTTTCCTTAGTAATTAAGTGTTCCATGGCATCAATCTCTGGAACAACTTCTACAGTATCATACATGATCTTGATACCAATATTAGATGTTTCGTGCACGCAGACATGTACAGACTTATCAATAGTAGCTGAAAGAGATGCACCAGGTTCACGGGCATAAAAAGCTGGTAGATCTGATCCACCGCTAAAGAAGCAGATACGAAGTGGAGTCTTTGACATAATCATGATTGTTCATATACCTTATTAATGATGCTCCAAGCCTTTCTTGCTGCTTCAAGACCAGCTGGTGGTTCTTTATTATGCTTAATGTTTAGTAGGAACTCTTCCATTTCAAGTTCCCATGATCGATCTTCAAATGGCCATTCCCAAGATACTGTATCAGGTGCGCCCATTTCAGGTCGAACTCTATAGTGTGTAAGGCGTTCTGTTCCGTAACTTCCACCAAGACCATTGATCTCAAGCTTACCCTTCTTACCGTAGATCTCAAAGCAGAATACATTCTTCCATTCTGTACATGATACAGTCAGTGTAGCAAACTTCTTATCAATAGTCTTTAGGATCATAGTGGCATTGTCATCTAGCTCTTGATCCCAGAACTGAGTCGAAGCAAATCCTGCAACACTGGAAACGTGTCCAAAGAACCAGTTAGCTAAATCAATTATATGAATGCCCTGCTCTACTAGTTCACCACCAGCTGCTAATGCTGGATCCGCCCTCCATTCACGATCATAACCAATTCTTCCGCCATGGCCATACTTAGCACGAATATACATTAGATCACCAATTTCATCACCATCTACCATCTTTCTGGCCTTTTGAAGTGCTGGATGGTATCTGTGATTAAAACCTACTCTGACAAGAACGCTGTGTTCTTTAGCAAGTTTTTGAAGATCTTCAATTTCTTCAATAGTTCTGGCAGCAGGCTTTTCTACTAGGACGTGTTTGCCAGCAAGGATAGATGCCTTAGTAATAGGATATAGCCATTCATGTGTCGTTGCTACAATTACAATATCAACACCCTTACTATCAACAAGGTCTTGCCAAGAATCAAATACTTTAGCACCAGTAGCTTCAGCTATAATATCAGACTTAATACGATTAACATCATATACAGCCACAAGATTGGCTCCAGCAAGTTGCTTAGATCTTTTTTGTCCTACTAGTCCACATCCAATGATGCCTACATTCATAACATAGATTCCTTATCAATTCTTCTCAAAGTATACATGTTGGGTTCTAGTATTTTACCATCTAAGTTTTTCCAATCATCCCATACTGCTGAAATCAATTTACCAGTAATATGATTACTTTTATTAGATGCTAGAAATGCAATCAACTCAGCAGCATTCTCAATAGAATCACCGCCTTCTTCTTTTTGCTTTAGCATTCTGTCATAGAATTCTTGGCCGGTTTTATTTGGTCCAGCAGCAATTGCTGTTTCCATAAAAATAGTATTCATGGATCCTGGAGCAACACAGTTAACTTGAATATTATAATCTCGAAGTTCTTCAGCAAGAGTCTCAGCGTATCTTACTACAGCAGCTTTAGAAGCAGCATATGCTGAGAAATTTGGCATAGCTTTTGTAGCTCCACCACCAGAAAGAATAATGATTTTGCCTGATCTTTTTCTTTTTAGCTCTGGGACTACATGTCTACAAGCTGAAACTACACCATATAAATTTACTTCAATGGCAGTTTTCCATTCATCCCAGTTATTGGTTTCAGTTGGACCAATTGGCCCATAAATTCCAGCATTGCATACTAATGTGTTTATATCACCCATTATTGTAGTTGCATGCAATACCAGATTTTTCATGTTCATGCTGTTACTGACATCTGATTTAATAGTATTATTAATGCCAGTCATTGAACTGCCTACTACTACAGCTCCATTATTTTTAAAGTTTTCAACTATAGATAGTCCGAGGCCCCGCGAGGCGCCGGTAACTAATGCTTTAGTATTTTTAAGTAACATCAATGGTGAAACCGGATGCCTGAGCATCATTAAAGAACATCTGAACAGTTTCAAGTGAGAACTCAGTTAGATCCTTACCAAATCCACCAACCTTTTTAATTAGATCAGGAGTCATTGTGATAATATCACATCCAATGCTGTTGGCATGATGATAGTTAAATGCTTCACGTGAAGAAGCCCATAGGAACTTGACTTTACTTGATAGTGTCTTCTTTGAATTATAATAGTTCATACAATTAAGAGTATGCAGAACTGGCTCAAATCCAGCATCTGCAATTCTACCAGCAAAGATTGAAATAATACTAGGTGTTTCAAGATTTAGAGCATCTACCACTGCACAAGATTGTTCATATGTAAAGATAGCTGTAACATTAACTTTTACACCTTCGTTGCTAAGGCGACTAATAAGATTATAGGTAGGTTCACCTTTTGTGTTGGTTACTGGAATCTTAATAAAGACATCATATCCATTAGCCCAAGAATTAATTTCTTTAGCTTGAGCATACATTGATTCTTCATCGTCAGCAAATACCTCAAGACTTATATTAGTCTCTGGACGATTTGCCTTAAGATGTTCGATAGCTTCAAGTGCAAATGCCTTATAGTCTGTAACACCTGCTTGCCGCATCAATGTAGGATTAGTAGTAAATCCAGCAATCTTTAGGTTGTTAGCTGCAGTCTTGATACCTTCAAGATCTGCTCCGTCTGCATATAGTTCAATCATGTTATTACCACTTTGTTGCGTTGATTTGAAGATCGGGATGTGAAACTATACCATGCCAAATTACAGCTTGGAATGCTTCACTATGAGGAGTTACTCGGTTTGCGTTTGCTAAAGGTACTACTACAACACTATGACCAACTTCTGCTGTATACCCATCTGCCTTACCAACAATACCAAGAACTAGGCCATTCTGAAACTTGGCGTAATCAATAGCATTAATTAAGCCAACAGAAACATTCTTTTCTTTATTGCCACCACCAACTGATAGAATTAGAATAGCATCACTTGATGTAAATCGGCTTACCTTTAGATAACCTTCAAAGATAGTCTCAAAGCCTTCATCATTTGTACGAGCAGTAAGTTCTGATACATTATCAGTTGGTGCATAAGCTTCAATACCACAAAGCTTACGAAGATCATTTACCATATGAGATGCATTGCCAGCAGAACCACCTACGCCAAGAACAAATACTCGGCCGCCACCATTGCGTACTGCAGTCAAAGCATATACCAGATCGTTGACACTTTCTACTGGCATCTTCTTGGCAATTTCTTGTACCTCATTAAAATATTGTGTCATAAATTCTGTCATGGTGTTGTCCTAAATGTTAGATACTGTTTGGGAAGAGATAAGTCAGCATCTTTGTACTGATCATAAAGTGAGCGGAAAAGTCCATCCCACTGGCTCAGAACCTTGGTCCAATTAAACCGTAGATCGGCATATTGCTTTTGGAATTGTAGGTAATTCTGAACTTGATCTTCTTGTATGATCTTGATAGCACTTTCAAGATGGGCATAGAAGATGTTGGCATGTTTATTTATATCATTATCCCAGTTATACATTGCAGTTACACCACCAGATGTATCAATTAGTCCACCATAATTAGGATGCACACATAATAGCCCAGCAGACATAGCTTCAATAAGAGCCTTACAATTACATTCTAGCCAAATTGAAGGATAGCTAAAGATGTGTGCCCTTTGTAGAGCTTCACGTACTTCATCATTCTTTGCAAATCCATGATAGTTAATCCGAGGATGCTGCCGGCAGCGTTCGTATAGTTCCTCAAATTGAGCATCTGCTTCACCCCAACCATAGATCTTATAACTTGAAAAAACATCAAGCACAATGTTATCATACTTTTCAGCCAAAGCTTCAAAGACTGGAACTAGAATAGCTAGGCCACGTTGAGGAGTAGAGGTATAAATCAGACGAATCTCTTCCTTAGACTTACCAATGAAAGGAATCGGCTCAATAGCAGATTCAAGTACAGCAAGCTTTTGATCATGAGGAACACCAAGGCGCATCTCATATTGATTCATTTGCCAGTTGCCACAATAAACAATCTTATGGAACTTATCCCTACTAGATTGCTCTTTTAGATGCTGTGATTCTGGATCAAGCGGTAGATCGTGTAGATTTAGAACACGAATCTTATCATCACGAAGATCACGGACTCGTGATGGAATTAGTTGAAAGTGTTGAAGTAGTTCTGGATCTAGATTAGCAATAAGCTTTTCCATATGAAGCTCAGTGCCGCCAAATGAATTTTGATTAGTTTCGTTTCTAGTCCAAGGCTTATAGTTGTCGGTCATATTTTACGAACTCCCAATGTGATTTAATGATATTGCCCCAACTAGAATGGCGCGGGGTCCAAGTTTTTAGGTATGCGGTGGTACAAGATTTATCGCCCTTTAAGATTTGCGGATCGCCAGCTCTATTATCTCCGATAATAACATTAAGGGTTTGCCCAGTATACTCTTTAAACATCTCTATAACTTTACTGGTTGGAGTCAACACTCCTGAACACAAGTTAAGAGAAGTACTAGTATCTGGCTTGATAGTATTCATTCCAGCAATAAGCCCATCACATACATCAAGAACATGAATATAATCTCGGACGTTATTTCCGTATTGAGTAAAATCTTTTCTTTCAACTACAGCTCGAGACATAGATGTTAAAAGAGCTGGGCGATGAATTGGATGTCCTACATCTCCATATCCGCCGGCTACATTAAAAAACCTGAATGAAATATGAGGAACAGCTCCAGTATATTTAGTAATATCGTTTAGTGCTTGCTCTGCTTGAAGCTTTGTAAATCCATATGGATTAATTGGTTTACACTTAGACGAATTAGCATAGCACGTCTCAGATGATTCACCATAAACTGCAGCTGATGATGCAAAAACAAATGGAACCTTTGGATTAAAATGATGAATAATTCTTAGAAACTTATAGAAAGATGCTACGTTGTTTTCGTAATACGATAGAGGATCTTCTAGTGATGGATTAAGCAAGCTTGATGCTGCTAAATGAAAGATGCCATCACAGTGTTTAACAGCCACGGCAATTGATGGTTCATTATTATAATTTGAGGTAATATAATTGTCATAGTATTTATGCTTTGGTGGATCTAGATCAATAGCTACAACTTTATGATTTAGTTCCTTAAGTCTCTTGCATAGTACACTACCAATATAACCTGATGAACCAGTAACTATATATGTTGCCATTATGCTTCCTCAATCTGAGCCGACTCGTAATAACTACGAGATACTTCTAGGCACAAAGACAATGATGCTAACGGAGAAATTCTCATAGCAATATTAACTATGACCCACCTGGCAATAATGGCTTTGAATTTTGTAAATCCAGTTAGTTCTTGCTTCATGTTACAATCAAATGCCCGCTATCCTTAAGAGCACGAATGACTGCTAAAGCAATACCAAAGTCATTGCGCTTAGTTTCTTTACTCCAAACTACAGCGTCTTCACAAGCACGAACTACTGCGTCAGGAAGTTCATAACTCATTTCTTCTGCGGCATGGATATCACCGACCCGACGAAGATATTCTTGGCCGCCATCAACGGCAATTGATCCACACTTACAACGCTTAAAATCATGTCGATGCGCTGAAAAGGGTGTGTCTTCACACTTCTTACAACGAACCTGATTAACAATGATCATACTATAACCAATCCGCTGGTTTGTTTCAAATATTCCTTCTTGATAAGATCATCAGTCTTAACAATAGCAATAATAGTAGCCTTGTTAATCGTTACTACTGAGTCTTTACTGAGTGAGAACATAAACGGGCCAAGACCTAGGCCTTGAGGGCCTGCAACAAAAGACATGGGCTTACTAAGAGTAATCAAGCCATCTGTTTCAGAATCATATCGGCCGATAGCTTCTTCGCCAGTAGTTAGCTTTAACGAAATTACATCATTCTTATTCATAATTTACCTTCTCATTTGCGAAATAGCGATAGCATCTTCTTTACGAAAGATTGGAACGGCGTTAGATTTGTGCATTTGTCCAATCCCAATAAGATTGTCTCCGGTATAGACGTTTGTTGGTTTAGCAAATCCATTTCCAACTTTGTCAGAGGTCTTGATGGTTTGTCTATTGGTAATCGTGTAATCTGGTACTGGATTGTGCCGTACTGGGTTTGCTTTTTTCTTTGCAGCAATCTGTTCCGAATGGAGCCCACGTTTACGGAGCCAATCATCGTGTTCTTGTTTTGCTCTGAGTTGTTTGGCATTTAAGCGCGTCTTGCACTTTCCATAGTTATTTATATAAACCTTTTCAAGGTGCATTGTCATGCTATTAACAATAACTGATGATTGATTCTACTCGCATAGAACGCCAGCCGTTATTTTCGGTATCAAACACCACTAATACACCTTCCTTAGGCTTACGTGTATTTTCGGTTTGTTCCTTAGTTTCTGAATGCACTTTGATATAATCTTGATCAAGAGTGCATTTCATGACACGTCGAGTGCCATCTACCTTATCAAAGGTAATTTCCATGATACCATTATGTAGTTGTTCAGTCAATGAGTTTAGCATTTTTTAATTCCGTCATCAATTCAATATATCCACCAATATACACCTCTTCTGAATTATTGTACATATAAATTTGTGGAACAGTTTTAGCATTTGGAAGAATTAACTTAAATTCTTCAATATCAATATCTTCACCAAGAATCTTCTTTTCAACTGGAATACCAGCTTTATTAAGAATAGATTCTACCTTAACACAATATGGGCAGTTAAGTTTAGAATAAATTAGTGCTTTTGTATACATATGTTTTCCTTAATCCCAGAGTCCAAAGTAATATTTGCCAAAGAACTTAAGTCCGTTTTTTATTCTATCGTAATGTGCATTCTTACCTTCTTCATCAACCCAATATGGTGGTTTGGAAGGATCTTTTTGCCGATTGATTTTTAGTGTTTTGTACTCACTATCATCAGAGCCATCAAAATCTATATCAAGCTGATCAGAATTGTGGTGGAATTGTGAATCGCCATGATCATCATCTGCGCATTGCTCAAATGTCCAAATCATTTCATCAAGAATCCAATCCCAACGCTTAGACCAATTTTTATCTGTATCCCACTCATTTTCTTTTGGAGGTGCAGAGGTTGATCTAAATTTTTCTGGAACATCTTCATCATCCACACTAGGATCACCCTGCTTACATTCTTTTAGCTTAACCAAAGCTGGATGAATGATAAGAGCTAAAGTATGATCAAGTCCCCAAACATCATAATCATCAATACGGACTTCTACTTTTCGGTTTTTTTTATAAGGACCTAGATGTACTTTCATTATATAACTTCTTTTTTAAATGGTGGGAGTGGATGGATTCGAACCAACTCACCTAAATCGGAACGGGTTTACAGCCCGTTGTAACTCTCCAACTTTACCGCACTCCCAAATGGTGCCGTCACCAAGGATCAAACTCGGGACCTCCTGCTTACAAGGCAGGCGCTCTATCAACTGAGCTATAACGGCTAAATTCTATTAAGACGGTGGTATAATAGAGCTATGTGATGTAGATCAGGATGCGGATCCCGGTCAGTATAGCCTTCAATATTGTTACAGTGTGTAAGATATACTTTTAAAGCTCTTTTAATTAATGGAATATCCAGTTGACTAAAAACTGCTTTGGACTTTTCTTGTTGCATATTTATACTTTCTAATGATCATTCCAATGATGAATAATACCAGACATAATAACCAAGTTTGTTATAATGTAAACAAATACAATTAAAGTACGAACAACTGCTATTATATCAGATTCTTTGTCGCAGGGACTTGCTTTTTCTCCTAAAGCTTTAGCCCAAATTCTCCAAATTTTTTTCATGAATATATACAATATCCTTAAAGTGGTGCGCCGGGAGGGACTTGAACCCCCAACCAGACCGTTATGAGCGATCGGCTCTAACCATTGAGCTACCAGCGCATTATATTGGTAGGCGACCCCGGTTACGATCCGAGTCCAGAACAGTCATCTACTGCTAAAGGGATTATAAGACCCTCTTGTGTCCAACACCATCGCCCAAATATTATGGTATTCGAGAAGATATCTCTGCTATTTGCTCTTCAAGATATGATAGCGTTTCTGATAGCCGGGTAAGTTTCATAATTGAATCTTCGTTTGATGAATTTTTAAATAGCGATCTAATGTGTTCAGCTTCATTTATAAATACTCTATATTTATAGAGATCGGTGCTGCTGGCTGGTATCATATTAAATCCACTTAATTGACATGATATTTATATCGGCATTTGGATGACGGCCTTTAACATATTCATATACCGCAAAGTCTGATTGCGCGGTCTTAAGATTAATCAAAGAGCTGCCTTGGATCTTCATACGACCTGTGTTTGCTCCTTGCTTATATGTATAGTCTACGAGAAAGTTACGTTTTTCCATTGCCATGTTTCCTTTATGAGACCATTATAAATAGATATGGATTAATGTAAATAGGAAAAAACATGACCAGCAAAGCTTTTTTATCGCCATTAGGATTTAAATTTCAGGTCAAGAAATTGCCAACTTTTGTTGACTATGTCCAATCGGTCGATTTTCCTCAGGTAATTATGGGAGAAACACCCGGGGTGTTAAACCCATTCCAGCGTATTAATGTTCCAGGTGACCACATGGAATTTGGGCGGCTATCTGTAACATTCAAGATAGATGTTGACATGGCCAATTATATAGAAATATTTGATTGGATTAAAGGTCTTGCTAAACCAGATAATTTTGATCAATATCGTATTTTGGCAGAACAAGCACCTGGAACTGGCCTTGGTCCTCAAGTAGATGCTACATTAACTATATTAAATGCTAATCTTAAACCAAATGTAGAATTTTATTTTACTGATATTTTTCCTAAAGAATTATCTGGTTTCAGATTAGATTATACCATGGAAGATGCGCAATATATTACGGCTGATGTGGAATTCAGTTTTAATAGCTTTACTTATAAAATAGTGTAATTTGTGTATGTACATTAATTGAAGTGTCGATATAATAAGTATTGTCCAGCCGGGGTTAAATATACCCTGGATCTGGTTTACAACATGATTAGATTGTCAATCCATAGTTGACATATTGAGGAAAATATAAACCATGACAATTGATGAGATCTTTGCAGAGTGGGATAAAGACTCTAAAATCGATAGGACTGAACTTGGTAAAGAGTCCATTGAGATACCAAAAATCCATAACAAATACTATCGTATATATATTAATGAGAAAATGAAGCTAATCAAACAGGAATCTGATTTGAAGCAGTTAATTTCTCTACGGCATGATTTCTATTCTGGCAATATTGATAATGAGACTCTTAAGGAGCTTAATTGGTGGCAAGAATGGGAAAAGGTTGGCCGTAGAACAATCCTTAAAACAGAAATTCCTAGATATCTTGAAGCCGATCAGGTTATCACTGATAGACAACTTAAAATTGCAGCACAAAGAGAAAAGGTGGGACTGCTCGATTCTATTATCAAATCTCTAGTTAGTAGAGGCTTTAATATTAAGTCAGCTATAGAATGGGCTAAATTCCAAGTCGGAGCATAATGAGTGAAACACTAGTCATACAGAAATACGACGAAGTCTATGTAAAGGTAAAATCTGAAGCTTCGACGGCTTACGAGTTGTCGGAGCATTTTACGTTTTCTGTTCCAGGTGCTAAGTTCTCTCCAGCTTTTCGCAATAAAGTCTGGGACGGAAAAATAAGACTTTTTAATGTTATGACTGGTTTGGTATATGCTGGCCTTGTTCCTTACATAGAAAACTTTGCCAAGGAAAGAGATTACGAAGTAGAGTACTCTGGCGATTTTACTCAACAAGAATTTTCTTTAAAAGAAGCCGAAGATTTTATTAAGACATTAGATCTTCCTGCCCAGTATCAAGTTCGCGATTACCAACTTAATGCATTTGCACATTCGGTTCGTAATCATAGAGCATTGTTACTTTCACCGACTGCCTCTGGCAAGTCTCTTATAATATATCTAATTATGAGGTATTACAATGCGCGAACTCTCATTATTGTTCCAACTACTTCTCTGGTCAGTCAGCTTAGTTCTGACTTTGCCGACTATGGCTTTGATTCAGATTCTAGAGTTCATAAAATCCATGCTGGTCAGTCTAAACATAGTAGTTTGGACACCACAATCTCAACTTGGCAGTCAATATACAAAATGCCTAAGGAATATTTCAGATCGTTTGATGTAGTCATAGGAGACGAAGCTCACTTATTCAAAGCCAAGTCTCTTGTCTCTATTATGTCAAAGCTTATAGAGTGTAAACACAAATTTGGATTTACAGGAACTCTTGATGGTACTCAGACTAATAAGTTAGTTCTAGAAGGTTTATTTGGTGCCGTAAAGAAAGTTACTACTACATCAGAACTTATAGACCAAAAACATCTGGCTGAATTTAAAATAAAAGCTATACTATTGTCTTATGATGAAGAGACTCGTAAGATAGTATCAAAGATGGATTACCAGACTGAAATAGATTGGATTGTTCGAAATCCAGCAAGAAATAAATTCATAAAAAATCTGGCTCTATCTTTAAAAGGAAATAGTCTATTACTCTTTCAATTTGTAGAAAAACACGGTGATGTTCTATTTGATATGATTAAGAAAGCTGCCGATGGTAGAAATGTTTACTATGTTGCCGGCAAGACCGAGACCGAGGACCGAGAATATATCAGAAAAATTATTGAAACAGAAACTGATGCCATCATCGTTGCATCTTCTGGCGTCTTTTCTACAGGGATAAATATAAAGAATCTGCATAATGTAGTATTCACATCTCCAAGCAAATCTCGTATCAAAAACCTTCAGTCCATTGGTCGTGTACTAAGAAAAAGTGAATCTAAAACCGCAGCTACACTATACGATATAGCAGATGATCTATCATATAAATCAAAACAAAACTATACTATTCAACACTTTAAAGAAAGAATTAAAATATATTCCGAAGAACAATTTCCTTATAAGATATATCCAGTGAGTCTTAAAACATGATCAATGAAATCATTCTAGTGAAACTAACAAATAATGAACAATATATTGGAACTTTATCAGAAGAAGATGATGAAGGAATACGCTTAGAAAATCCAGTAAGAGTAGAAGTTATGTATACTTCTAGAACTGCAAGAAAGCCAAATGTAGTTATTCTTCCATGGAATGAACTTTCTAAGATGTCATTTGTATATTTTGATAAGTTTCATGTTCTATATTATACACTTCCTAACGATGATATAATAGACTTCTATAAGAAACAAGCAGACAAAATTGCTGAATTTACTGAAATTGATGACGACGAAGAAGATTTATCAGTAGATTCAGATACTATTATGGCGTTTATTGAAAAAATGACATCTAATACATCTATAAACTAAACTGTGTACATTAATTAATGTATGTATTATAATGAGTAATATACAACGAAAGAGTATACTATGATTGAAAAGAAAAAGAAGCCAGAACACTACGTCAATAATAAAGAATTCTATGCAGCAATGGTAGAATATAAAATTGCGTGTCGCAAAGCTGAAGCTGAAGGGCTAATTCAACCACGCATTCCTAACTACATTGGAATGTGCATTTTTAAGATTGCTACTCGACTTTCTTTTCGTCCTAACTTTATCAATTATACGTATCGAGATGAAATGATATCGGATGGTATTGAAACCTCAATTGCAAATATTAAGAGTTTTGATCCGGATAAGTACAACAACCCATTTGCATATTTTACACAAATTATCTATCATGCTTTTATTATCCGAATTCAAAAGGAAAAGAAGCAACAATATGTTAAATATAAATCTTTAGAACAAGCCATTATTTCTAATGACCAATTTGCCTTTCAAGATGCTGATAATAAGAACATTGGTAGTAGCGGATATAACGATGCTGCTATACATGTAATTTCTTCCTATGAGGCATCTATTCAGAAGAAGAAGGATGAATCAAAGAAAAAGAAATTGGCTTTAGAGAATTTCGTAGAAACTGAGGAATCAAATGACAAGTAATTTACCGCCTTTAATTCAAGACTGGATTAATAATATAAGCAATAAGACGGTGCCAATGAATATTCGCTATAATTATTTTACTATGATTAATAATGCCATTACAGAAATGCAAGTTGCTGCAAATAAATTCCAAAAGGAATTGGATAAGCAACCTCGTCGATGAAAATTGCTATTGTAACTGATACACATTGGGGAGTCCGCAATGACTCGACTGCATTTGCTGACTACTTCAAGAAGTTCTATGATGATGTATTCTTTCCTTATCTAGATGATAATGGAATTACTACGGTATTTCATCTTGGCGATATTGTAGAACGTCGTAAGTACATTAATTTTTCAACTGCTGCACGACTAGAGCAAGATTTTGTTCGGCCTTTGGCTGAGCGTAGTGTCTCTGTATATTATGTAGTTGGTAATCACGATACTTATTACAAAAATACAAATGAGATCAATGCCATGACTCAGCTGTATGGCGGCCGTGAATATTCAAATATGACTATTGTACCTGATCCAACAGAATATGAATTTGATAGATGCAAGATTGTGCTTATGCCTTGGATGTGCCAAGATAATATGGAACGTGCGCTAAGTCTTATCAATACAACTTCAGCTCAAGTCCTTATGGGTCACCTTGAACTTGCTGGATTTGAAATGTACAAAGGTTCAGTCATTGATCATGGTATGGCTACTAATGTATTTGAGAAGTTTGATCTGGTATGCTCAGGACATTATCATCACAAGTCAACTAAAGGTAATGTAAACTATCTTGGTTGTCCATATGAGATTACATGGTCAGACTACGGAGATCAAAAAGGATTTCACATCTTTGATACTGAAACACGTAATCTAGAATTTATTCCAAATCCGTATACTATGTTTAACAAGGTTCATTATGATGATTCCACTAATAAAGTAGAATCTATTACTATAGAGGA